AGTAACTTCTTTTCTTCCATCAGAGACTTTAGCGTGAAACAACCTTGCCTTTTAACTTGCTTAGTCATTCGAACACCCATTTGGGTTGCTCTACCAAATCCTGGAGATAGATATTGTTTATTTGTATCTTTAGATGTCGTTAAAATATTATCATATTCTAATTCTGCATGTAAAATATCGGCGACTTGTTGACCGATATCGTTAATTTCAATCATTACATATGCATTATTAAAATCTCTTGCCACTTTGTTTACGATATTAGGATATAACATCGGTGGTATTTTATTGTTGCGGTATTTGGCGACTAGTTTATATGGAACTGTGGTCGCATCAATTACCGTAAATGCTGAATAGTCGCCGCCAATGCCTCTTGCAGTATCAACACCCATCACATATATGTGCTCTGGGATCGGATCCTCGAAGATATCTAGACCATCCTTCATGTATATAGGGTCGATAGAACTCATCGCGCCAAGTGTATGTGCATTCACAAGAGTATTGCTCGAACCAAGAAAGTTACAGAGAACTTCTTGGTTGAACTTGAGTTCCCCGAGCATCTTGAGTTGTTCTTCTGCCCATGCATCATCACGCCCTGGAATCTCAGTGTATGGAATGAACATGGGTTCAAATCCATTAACACCTTTTTCTGCTTCGTTCCAGAATTTCCAGAAGTGATTATACCCCAGAGGTGTTGACGTCAATAGAATCTTCGTCGTTTGACCAGCAGAAATTGTAGGATAAACTGAAGCGAAGAACTGCTCGGCAACCGTGTTTGGAATAATCGCTGCTTCGTCGATATACAACCAGTTAACAGACTTACCACGAATACCAGAGGCAGTCGTAGCAGCAGTAAATACTTTGGATCCGTTTTCTAATTCAACGTCACCCTTGTTCCAAGTCTTGACGCCTTGCTGCATCCAGAGAGGTAAGTTCTCAAACATACCCTGATAACGATTCATGACTTCGCGAGCAGCAGAAGTCTTGTTCGCAAGAATAGCAACAGTTTTCGCATCTTGAAACAGCGTATACCAGAGAATACAAGCAGCAGATGTGATAGTCTTACCCTGCTGCCGACCTTCCATAAGAATCGCTTTACGATTGTCTAGGATATGATGGACTTTGCGCTTCTGACAGTCATAGAGTTTGAATGGAATGAGACCTTCGTCGAGCGACACGATCATGCAATAATTCTCAATGAAGTAAATTGGATCCTCCTCGCACAAAGCGAGTTCTGTCAATTGCTCCGGAGTAAAATTGTGTTTGTATCCAATCGGTTTTAAATTAATATTACCGTGATACGAGGATTCCTCAACTATCATGTTCTATAACTTTTGCTTTCTCTGCTTTCAATGCCTTGAGTAAATCTTGGGTGCTTCCAGAAAAGATGATATTATTCTGTGTATCTATTTGCTGAGATTTCTTGCTATCATCTTGAAGAACTTTTTTCTTTCTTGCCTGAAGATCCATAAGATCTTTAGCAGTATCGCCAGTTGTCTTGATCAGTTGCCCGACGACTTCATATGCACGAGGACTATCGCTTGCCAGAGCAACATTCAACATACCCTCTAATGCTCTTTGACTTGTGCCAATTAATTCATTGAGTTTATTGCGAGCAATATTGTAATCATCTTCAATGTCATTACCAGTGGATTCGATAACTGCCGGAACTGTAGTTGTAGTCGTAGTTGCTGGAAGAATCTCGACTTCAATGACTTCATCTTGTTCTGGGATCTTGGTTGTTTCAGTTCCAAAAAGATCGTCAAGATCTTGATAGTTACCCTTGTTCGTAGAATTCATCGAATTGCTCCACATAATCCCATTCATCCGTTACTGCAGCAGTATTTGGATTTGTTGTTACTTGATATTTTTGTTCATAATTAGGTTGTTCAATATCCGTATATGTATTCGCAATCGCAGTTCGGATAATTCCTTGCTGCTCGACTGGACCATATAGGTTCAACCCAAGTGTAAAGTTTAGCGTCCACACAATTGAACGTCTTTGCATGTAGTCACCAGCATAATCATCCTCATAATTGATAGAATCAAGAACTATCTGAAGATCTCTCTTGATACCCATCGAAGGAATGTCAGATACGGTGACGCAGAAGTCAGGATTGAAGAACGGAATTATTTGCTCGATAATCTGTAACCCATCATCTTGATTCTTTGCCATTGCATACATCGAAATGGTCATGTCGTATGGTGTGCTCGTAAATTGAGTGCGCAGCATGTTAGGGTCGTCACCCTGCCCAATTGCCACGTTCTTAGTTAGCAAGTTAATTTTTCTCGCAGGATTATATTGCAATCCTGTTATCTCAAACCCCATTCGCGGAAGAATAATTGCCGCTGCCTGTGTGGTGGTTGATGGGACTTCTGCGATACGAGCAAGAAACTTATTTTTTGGTGAATATGCCAAAGGAACACGAACAGATTGCACGACTTCTTGATCAGAATTGTATCTCTTAACAGAAATCTGATTGAAGATTGTGCCGAAAGCAATGATTGCTTTTCTGATGTGTTGGTGATAGAAGTGTTGACGTAAAAACATTATGCTCTTTTCTGTACCTCACCGAATGGATTGAATGCGGTGAAGTCTAGAATGCCTTCTGCTTCTACCTCGAATTCATCATTGTCTGATTGTGGATCTGTGTCTGCAGTTGCATATACTTCAAGAATAATTGAATCTTCGCTAGTGTTCAACACGAGATCGCCTGACTCTTGTAGCAGTTGGAATCTGTAAACATCTTGACTCGACTTGTCTGTTATCGAATCGATTTCTTCGATTCCTGTATCGATTCTTTCCGAACTGAATTCGAAGACATCACATTGCAGTTTGTAGGTGTAGATCTTGCCGAGTTGATAGAATGGGTTTAAGAAGTCAACATACTTGATCACAAAAAATGTTTTTGTTTTTGAGAAGTAAAGTAGATCGCCTTCTGCTGGTCTTCCTGGTAATTGTAGTGTTGCATTCTGAGCAACACCTTCTTCCCAGCGCCTCTTAGCAACTACGAACGTTGCCGAAGATCTAAACTCGAATCCGAACTTAGTAAACAGTTCGCCTTCACCTTCGAAACCTTGAACGTTTTCAAGATACATTTCGAGAGGATATGCTTGATCAAAATACTGAAGTGCATCTTCACCTAGGATACCGTCGAGATTGCCAGTTTGTCTCGGAAGATAATAAACATCGTGCCCGTAGATCTTCAAACTTTCAATGACAAGATCTTCCACCAAACGCTGTTCGTTTGTGGTTCCAGAAGTATTTCCTGATTGAAAGTAGAAGTTCGTTGGCATGTCTTATCCAACCATGAAATCGACAGGCAACTCTGACTTCAATTGCATTTCGTTTTCGATCAATGTTATTTCTTCAACTGCTTCTTCGTAGATCTCTCTGCCGTTTAGAATGACACCTCCTGGAAGTTGGATTCCACCAAACTTCTTCATGTTCTCACCCCATTGACGTTTGATCAATGCAGTAGAATAACGTTTTAGGAACATGTCATCATAGACTTGTGTGTATGTTGAAGGATCTAGGATGCGATAGCATTCGATGACAATGAAGTCATCAGGATTTAATACTTCTTCCCAATTCATGTCAATATACATCTTATCCATCTTACGATTGTATTTGAATGATCGATCACCGACAAGAAGCATGTCAAGCATTGATAGATGCTGTTGAACTTGTGTGTAGTAAACCATGTCAGCGGACAGCAAGTTATACATGTCATTAAGACGGAACTGATAGATGAGATCGAACATGTTGTTGCGATTGTTCATACCAGAACTTGGACCATTGACTGGCAGAACACGGATAACACCGATTACCGAATCTGGAAGAGGAAGATACCCGTTTTGAATATCTCCTGGAGTGTAGAAACTTGTGGATGCGATTGCTCTGCTGAATCCTGAGATAGATCCTGTTACAGTTTCGCCTGCTGTGAAAGCACCCTTTACGTTGGTTACTCTTGCAGTTGTTCCAGATAACGTGTATAAGATACATGTTGCACCCGAAGTATTACCGACCAGCATCTCGTTGTTTTCGAATGATGGTGCAGATAATCCTGAGAATTTTAATTCTGCCGTAGTAACTTTGTGGGTGAGATATAGTCGCTCGACGCCATCAAAGTGATACTCTTGGAAATACTGTAGTGCGTCGTCGATGCGATCTTCTACTTGATCATCGTCCACATTAATTTCAATTACTGGAAACCCGAGTCTGCGGAGACAGTAATCTATTAAACCTTGTCTTGAAGAAATTGCCATATCTTGTCCTCTTTGGGACTATTTATAATGCACCCATGTCATACACTGTAGGATCTATTCCTGCGAGATCGCCCAGATCGATTGTTCCTGGGATAGTAAAGAAATCTGGATTATATCCACCAACTTCGATAATACTACCATCAGTTTTCTTCGAGTATAACGTACCATCTGCAAGATTGACTGCGAGTTCCCCGACAGCAATATCACTTACTGTCGGAATTGCACCCGAAGTTTCACTTCTTTTTAGTTGAACGACTGTTGGCATATTAGTTTAATAGCGTCCCTGCTGCGTTGTAAACATTAATGCGGAAATATGCACTTGAGTTACCGTCGAGGAGATCTGCGTCAAGTCCTGATCCAGCACCATCGACTGTTTTAATTTTAGTAAGAATATCTGCTGCAGTATAATCTGCTGCTGGCAGAGCATTATCTGCTTTAGTTCCTTGGGCAGCAGTAGCATAGGCAGTGGCAGCGGTAGTTGCCGCTGTTCCCAGACCCAAAGTAGTTCTGGCGGTTGCTGCATCAGCATCGTCAACAAGAGTTAACCCAAAGACACTAACACTCGCCGATGGTAAGGCAGCGTCTGCTTTAGTTCCTTGTGCCGCAGTAGCATATGCAGAAGATGCTGTTGTCGCGGCGGTGCCAAGACCCAGTGTTGTTCTGGCAGCAGCAGCATCGGCGTCGTCGATTAAGGATCCACCAAAAACACTTACGTTTGCTGCTGGGAGAGCATTATCTGCTTTAGTTCCTTGCGCCGCTGTAGCGTAAGCAGTCGCAGCAGTAGTTGCTGCAGTACCTAGTCCGAGAGTAGTTCTGGCAGAAGCAGCGTCGGCATCGTCGACTAGAGTCAAACCAAAGGCACTAACAGCGGAAGAATTTAACTTAGTTCCAATGCTGGTAGTAATAGTGGTCGAGAAGTTAGCATCATCGCCAAGTGCTGCGGCGAGTTCGTTTAGTGTGTTTAATGCTTCGGGTGCGGTATCAATTACGTTGGCAACTGCAGTTGTTGCTGCATTGTCAGCATAAGTTTTAGTTGCAATAGTCGAGTCGACCGCAACTGAACCATTGGTGATTGTGATTCCAGTTCCAGCGCTGAAGTGAGCGCGAACATCAGATGCACTTGGACCAGTGAAAGTTAGAACACCAGTAGAGTTATTATACGAAAGAGATCCATCACCACCAGAGTCAGTTACGGAAATGGCACCTCTTGCTAGTGCATCCGTATATTGGGTAATGGTAGATGAAATTGCACCATTGGTAATACTAATGCCTGTGCTGGCGCTGAAGTGTGCTCTAACATCCGCCGCTGATGGACCAGTAAAGGTAAATACGCCAGTCGAACTATTGTATGCCAGTGAACCGTCGCCGCCAGAATCTGTTACCGATACTGCGCCTCTTGCTCTAGCATTTGTGAAGTAGAGGTTTGTTGAACCTTCTGTAATCTCGTCCGTGTTATCCGCTGTAGCAAGTTGCGATGTAACATACGCTTCGGTTGCCAGAGGTTTACCACCAGCGGTGGTACCATCATGAACAACTACGGTATCTTTTGTTGTGTCGACGGTAACTTCACCAACAGCACCAGTAAAGGTAGAGTGTTGAGTAGTAGTCCCTCTTCTAAGTTGTAAAATCGTTGCCATTTTTATCTCCTATTACCACCCTATTTAGGTATATGTTCCACCATCTAGAATGGCACCGTCGTCAATATTATCCAAAGATGTTTTTAGAAGTTCGTGACCGCCAGCAGTCGATCCGTCATGCACTCTCACTGACCAGTTAGTTGTGTCAACTGTTATTTCTGCCTCTGCGCCAGTAAATGCTTGGTGTTGAGTAGAAGTACCTCTTCTAAGTTTTACTCTGGCTGCCATGATTATAGACTCCCATAATCGATTGAGTTGTACTCAAAAACATCGTCGGTAATTAGACCGTAATCTAAATCTGCGTTTTGATTTAGGCGAACGACTGCGACGCCTGGAGTCGTTGTCGTGTCAACGACGAAATCTCCGAAGATGGTGTCTGCGAATGAAATGGTTGCCACTCCTGTGTTCGCACCACCATCATTTACTGCGACTCCACCAAGACTAACAACTGTTCCGTCAGTCTTTTTCGAGAAGATTTTATTATCTACTAAATTGACCGCAAGTTCGCCTACCGCGAGATCGCTAGATGTAGGTTCTGCGCCTGTAGTTTCGCTACGTTTTATTTGGACTATTGTCGACATCTAACGCTCCGTTCTGGTTCCGTTCTGCGTCATCAATAACATATGGTTCATCGGTCTCATCAGTGTATTTGTAATCAGATTTCAAAGTGCCGTCTAATCCCATATATTCCGACTTAGGAACAGGTATATTCTGTATGTCTTCGAGCATTTGAATTTTGCGCAACAACTCGTTGTTATTTTCATTTGCCATCGTAAGTTGTGTATTCAACATGATGTTATCAAGTGTCAACGCTTTCAATCGTTCTGCAAGATTGGCAATATACGAGTTAATAAATTTTGTTTGGTCCATTATGTATCTCCAAGAATGTGGGGTGGGATTGTCCCACCCCATTTCAGTTATTTATTAGTATGTTCCACCGTCGATATTACCGAACGAAGGAGCAACACCTGAACCACCAGATGTTAGGACTTGACCTGCCGTACCAACTGCAGTTGCTTGGATGCCGCTTGTACCGTTACCGAACAGAACACCGTTAGCAGTCAGAGTTGTTACACCAGTACCACCGTCGCCAACTGCGATTGCAGATGAAAGACCCGAAACTGTTCCACCTGAGAGCGAACCTTCGAGGTTAGCAACAAGAGTAGCAACAGTATAACCAGTCGCGCCTGTGTTAACAGTTGTAGTTGGAGCAGATTGTGAATCCTTAAAGATTTTCCACTTACCGTCTGAAGCATCGCGGAAGATACCTGAGTAAAGGTCTTGCGAACCGCTGGTGTCATACATACCGAAGATACCAAGGTCAACTGCGTCGGTTGCATTGTTGTCATTACCAACGAATACGAGAGGATCGGTAACAGTCAGAGTTGTCGAGTTAACAGTAGTTGTTGTTCCCGAAACTGTCAGGTTTCCTGCAACAGTAACGTTTGCACCTGACATTGTTAGGGCAGTTACGCCAGCAGAGTCCTTGATTGTGTTGGTCGAAACGCTTCCGAAGTCAACATCAGCAGTTGTTCCTACGTCTTGACCAATACCGATTGTTACTGAACCAGAAGAAACCGAAGTTGAAACACCTGTTCCGCCTGTGAATGCAAGAGTTTCGGTAGCAAGCGAGATTGTATCCGTGCCAGTGTCTGCCGAAATATCAAGATCAGTTGAAATTGATTCGTAACTAGCAGCAGTCAGACGACCTTGTGCGTCAACTGTGAAAGTTGGGATTTGAGTTGAAGAACCATACGAACCAGCAGTTACTGCGGTATCGTCTAGATCGATTGTTCCGTTGGTGTAGGTAAGTCCTGTTCCGCCAGTAACGTGACCATCAATAGCAGTTTCTGCCGCAGTTGTGAAGTCATTAACTTGCGATGCAGTAATGTCGATTGTTTGATCTTGTGCAGCAGTCAGACGACCTTGTGCGTCAACTGTGAAAGTTGCAACAGCAGACGCCGACCCATAAGAAGAGGCAGTTACTGTTGTATTGTCAAGATCGATTGTGCCTTCGTTATAGGAAATACCTGTTCCGCCAGATAGATAGTTATCTACTGCATCTTCTACGCGACCAGTTGTGAAGTATTGGTTTGTTGCACCTTCAGCAAGATCGTCGGTGTCGAAAGCAGAAAGATCAGTACCACCATCGGTGAACGAAATTACACCAGTCGCTGAGTCGTATGATAGGTCACCCGAAACGCTGATAGAATCTCTTGCTCTTTCTTGAGTGAAGTATTGGTTTGTTGAACCTTCGCTTAGATCGTCTGTGTCGTGGTTGCTGATATCGCTAACAGTACCAGTAACGGTTGCAGTGATTGTTCCTGCCGAGAAGTTACCCGAAGCATCACGCTTTACGATTGTCGATGCAGTATTTGCATCGGTTGCTGCGTCTACGGCAGCAGTAAATTTCTTACCACCAACAGCATGAATTGCGGCAGATCCGCCTTCCATTGATTCGATATACAGAACAGCATTAGCACCGTTGCCAGATGCGTCCTGTGCATATGCCATTTCGCCTTCTAGGAGGGCAGATGTTGATGGAGCAGCTGAACCTGAACTTCTTTTAATTTGAATAATTGTTGACATTTAGACTATTCCTTCTTGGTTGTCTTATTTAATACGTTCCACCGTCTATATTATCTAATATCACCTCAGATGCAGGGTTTGCTGCTTCCCATTTTTTTGTCGTTGAATTGTATATCAATGTATAACCATCTTGTAAACCTGTTGCATCGACATCAGCAATAGTCTCTAACTTTGCTGCTGCCTTTCTGCTTACTATATTTGTATTTATAGGATTTGTGTTTCCTACTACAACTTTAAGTGTCATTATTTTGTTACCTCTGGATTAATTACAACGATTCCCTCAAGAACTCGTAGCGTTTCGCCTTCGCCTGTAATTTCGATATCATAAACATACCTCCCTGCTTTTATTGCTGAGGTTTGCACCGCAGTCAAGGATATGGTAACTTCACCTTCTTCTGGTAAAGAAATTTCTGCAGTAAAATTAATAGCAGTATTGGTATAATACGATCTACGCATTTGTGCCGCTGCAGTATAATCAGTAAGATCTTTTAGATCTCCGTTCTGATCATTTACCGCAAGAGATAAAGAAAAAGTTGTTCCCTGATCAATGTAGATATTTTGAATTTGTGCCATTCGGAACCCTTATAAATTATACGGTAATATTTATAATAAATGAGAATACTATGCAAACGATTTTGATGCTGAAATATGGTGAAAAATATTCTGCTGCGGACGTAAACAGAATAGTAAATGACACTGGTAGGAAGTATACCTACGTATGTTTTACCGACGATCCGACAGGATTAGATCCAATTGTTGTTGCTTGGCCGTTACCAGATGATATAGAAGGTCATTGGTATAAGATTTGGATGTTCAGTCAACGTGGATTTGGTGATGTTCTTTATCTGGATTTAGACATTCGTATTCAAAATAATATTGATCATCTATGGAATTACCTTGACATTCACCCAACAATCGCGTATACTTATTGGAAGAATAAAGAGTTTCCTGATCATGTCGGAGAGACTCATGGTATGCGCTACTTGAGTAACTACAACTCAAGTGTGATGATGTGGAAAGATGGAACTGTCAAACATATATGGGAACACTTCGAGCGCGACTCTGATTACTACATGGTTAAATACTTTGGTGATGATAGATTTTTGTGGCACGAAGATTTTAGATTTAATTACTTTCCGAAAGGTGAGATATATTCGTTCGTATATGGCGCAGACTATTATGGCATAGATGATCACAATGAATCTTTCTGGTATAGACCAAGTTATACCATAGCATTATTAAATGGATTAGATCAGTTTCCTGGAGCAGATAAAGAATATGATGAACTTCGTATGCATTAAGTGGGGTGATAAGTATCCCGCCAAATATGTGAATAATCTTTACAACATGGTAAAGAAGAACTACCCCAACCTGTTCACATTTACATGTTATACTGATGATACCGATGGTTTAATTTGCGATACTGCACCAATACCAGACGATGGTATTCTACATCCGAAATATTGGTTTGGTAAAGAAACCTTCTGTTTCGATCGAGCAAAGTTCTTAGTATTCAACTCACACAACTGGTTAGGATATGAAGGCAACTGGTGCTACTTAGATCTTGATGTAGTAATCCAAGAAGATATATCTGACATAGAAGAACTTGCGCAGAAACCTCGTATCATTCAATGCCGTTGGCAACCAGAATCTCAGAAACACGACAGATTGTTTATTGAGATTCGCGGAACTTTTTTTAACTCCAGTATGATGCTTTGGCCTGGAAAATCATGCGAACACATTTACAGAGATGTTTTAAGTAATTCAGAATCCGTATTCAAAACTTTCTTTAAGGGAAGTGACAACTATCATTACTGGAGGCAGAGAGATTTCTGGAAAGATATTCCAGGTGGTTGGATTTATTCTTGGAATCGAGGCAAGCATCATCCCGACGATGTCAAACGATTTAAGTTTCGACCAGATGCTAAGATCTGTTTGTTCAACACAGACAATGTTCCACATCCATCCGCCAGAGAACAGGAAGAATTATCTGACTGTTTAGACGAAAACATTATTAGATTATGGAACTGCGAATGAGAGTTAATTACGTCTGTTGTAAATGGGGGACGAAATACTCTGCGGAGTTTGTCAATCGTCTTTATCGAATGACAAAGAAACATACTCCAGATAATTTTGAGTTTCACTTCTATTGCTACACAGACAATAGTGAAGGGTTTGACGCTGAAATTAAAGTAATTGACTTTCCAGACATTCCCGACATCCATCCGAAATACTGGTTCGGATCTGAGGATTTTAAATATGGCATGGCACGTTGCTGGGATCGACCAAAGACTTTTATCTTCAATACCCACAACTTCGCAGAAGATAAACCAACTGGCAGATTTGTATTCTTCGATCTGGATGTAATTATTCAGAACGACTTATCGCCAATCATCACCTATGACCTAGAGAATCCTACCAAGTTGCGCTCTTGGTGGCAGGATCCACGTCCCATGAAGTCTCGCAATTTCAAGTTAGCACACGGGGCATATACTAATGGTAGTTGCATGGTGTGGTCGGATGATCAGACAGAGTGCATCTGGCAAGATGTTCTAGAACACCAAGAACGTATTTGGTTCACGTTTACAGATGGAACTGACAACTATCACAGTTGGCGTTGGGGTGACTTTAGTGATACTCCACTTTGGGCACACTTCCCAAGCACATTCGCCTACTCATACAATCGCGGTCGCAACTGGCACGAAGGCGACTTAGAAGTAGGAATATATAGAAAGGACTGTATCCTCTGTGTGTTTAATGTTGACTTACTTCCATTTCAGGACAACAGCAGAGGTAAAGTGAAGCAAGAGTCGCTCGTCGACCCTGATCTTTTAGAGCATTGGAATGTATGATGATTAATATTTACACAGTAAAGTGGGGTGGCAAATATGGTCCAGAACATGTCAACCGTGTTTTTGATCAATGCCGTGAACACATAACAACAGATTTCAATTTTTACTGCTTAACTGAACATCCACTAGATCTAAATCCAGAAATTACTGTTATCCCTTTACCAGAAAATAACTACTACGAGAAATGGTGGAACAAACTGCATTTATTCGATCGCAGGATAATTAGGCAGCAAGGTGAAAAATTATTTTTAGATTTGGATATTGAGATCCAACAGAATATTGACTGTATTGTAGATTACGATACAGTGGATAAATTGACGTTCGTCCGTACCCACTGGCACAACATGAAGAAAATGAAAACAGACACAAAGGATATTCCGCACAAATATACGGATCTCAATTCTAGTGTTCTGAGATGGAACGACAGATTAGATATCGATAAGATTACCAAATTCGTCAGGGATTATCCCGACCAGATGTTTTATTATTATCGAGGACTCGACAATCTATTTGGTCATCAGAGAGAACGTCTGCTAAAGATTAATTTTTTCCCAGATGGTTGGGTGTATAGTTACAACTACGGATATATTTGGCCAACAGATGTGAGAGAACAAGTTATCCGCGAAGAACCACTTATTTGCTTATATGATTCAATGGAAAGACCACAAGATGTTAAACTATAACTATTTGAATAATTACCGAAATTGGGGCGATGGATTAGAAAAGATTGCACACGAGATGCCGTGGAAGCACGAGGATTTTCGTAAGTCTATGAATCCAAATACAATGGATGCTGCTATCTGGTTGGTTGAAAATCTTCAGGAAGTCACTCAAGACCCCGATCCATTGAATATTACTATTCTAAATTCTTGGTTAGGATTTCCGCTGGTTCCGCTTCTGTGTGAAAATCTAAATGTTAAGAAAATCAACTTGATCGATATCGACAGAGATGCACTAGAACTATCAAAGGTATTCAACCGTTACTATAATAATGATAGAGGCATCGAACTCAATCACATCAACTGGGATATTCCTTTTGCATATCATGACATTAATGCATTAGAAACAGATGTTGTCATTTCTCTTTGTTGTGAGACCATGTATCCTTTGAAGAAAATGACGACAGCAAATCCAGATTGTATCTTTGCATGCCAGTCATCTAACGTATTCAAAGAAATGTATGGTATTAATTGCGTACCAACGATCGAAGAGCACATCGAGAATATTGGAGTTACTGATGTTTTTTACGAAGGTAAGATCGAACAGTCCTACTGGTCTTGGGATGGTAAGGTAAACTTTGATCGATTCATGGTAATAGGGAAGAAATGATATGGCAAGAGCAAGGATTGTCGCACCTCCACCGCAAGATTATATACCTGAACCATTAGTACCACCACCGCCTCCACCCTGGATGGATTCTCCACCTGAGGAAGTAGTCGCGGAACAATGGATAGAGGGCAATCTAGAAGAAGAAATTGTGAGCAATGAACCTTCTCCAGAAGAACTAGAGAAGGAAAGAATTGCACAAGAAAAATATGAAGAATTGCAGCGAAAGAAAGCAGAAGAGGAATCTAGAATTTCTGCCGAGTTGAAAAGTTTACGAGAAGAAAACCAAAAACTTATTCGCGAAAAAGAGGCAGCAGAAAAAGCACGAGAAGATCAAATTGTAAAGACCCGACAACAGGCAACTGACCAAAAAACTACTCAGTTGAATATGGTAGAAGCAAGAAAACCTTCTCTACTCAGTAGAATAAAAGATTACTTTAGACGCAGAAGAATCCAACTTGCTACCGTACCACGTGCAAACTATGAACAAGCAATTATTAACCAAGCAACAGTTGCCGTTCCAAAAATGTTAGATGAGATTGAAAAGATGCACGAAAGTTTAACTATCCTTGAAGAACTATTGGCAAAGCATAAAGAACGTGAAAAGATTAACCGAAGTGAGAAGCATCCTCGCCAGTAATATCTTCAATCATTGAGCGCCAAATTTCTAGATGCGGCACAACATAACCTAATGTTAATCTCTTTGCAGAGTTACCACAGCAGTGATAAACAATTTTATTAGGATCGCTGCGGTCACCAAAATATCCAACCTTACATGACCAACCAACAGGATCCACCATAGTAACGATTTCTTTTGTTACTGGATCTAAGTAGCGGAAGTATCCACCATTTTCTTCTGCATTATATGTGATCAGAATATTGTATCCTGATGCATTCCAGTTGGTATGCCATCCCATGAAACCATTTTCGGGATAGTAAGTAAACACAGCATTGTTTCTAGCGCCGAGATAACTGATCAGTTCTCTATTGGTTTCTTGTTGCCTTCTGCCATATTCAGAAGGGAACCATGGTTGTCCGTGTGCCTGTGACATGTCAGTACACCATGCTACATCTGGAAACCCGACATGTCGTTCGCCCTTACCAACGATATGGTTTAGATATTGTTCATCGGTAGCAGTGTCGACTGTCAATCCACCGCGACGCTTTTCTTGCATATCTTCTGGACCCAACACAAGATGCTGATCATTTTGGGCGAAGAACCATTCTGTGAATGGATCTAGAATATCGCTTAGTTCTTTAGAAACTGATTTTGTAAATTGTAACATGCTTGTCCTGTTTAACTTAGTAAAGAATGTGGAATTGTGTAATGATAAATCACTACTGGTTGCCCCTGTAATTCTTCTTTTTTATATCCGGAAACAAAGTTCCACCTAGCATCTGGATCAGGGAATCTGGCAGTCTTAACACCAAAATCGTAATGATTCAGAAGTCTCCACATTGTGAAGGTATCCCACTGTAGCGCAGATTCGGGATAATGTTTACGATCCCATCCTGGTTTATTCTGCTCCCAATACTCACCATACCATGCACGCATAAGGTTTAATGTTTGTTCATTATTTCGATAGACGAACAACCCACAGTGCTCAGTCATTTCTTCCGTATCAGATAACTTAGTCAGTGCTGCGTTATATGGACGATTGGCAGTGAAGATGATATCGATATCCTCTGGGATCTGGTCGAAAATCTTTTGGATATCTTCATGTTCGACTTCGGTGTCGCAATCCATGTAAACTGTCAGATCGTATGGAGTTTGATCAAGCGCCCACAGTTTTGCTCGCTTGTCCCGTGGGACATTTTCAGTAATGACAGTGTCGAAGATTTCATAATCATCTGGTTGCACCCATTCCTCATGTGTGAAGAATGTGATATGTGCATCAGGATAGAAGTCGCGTAGAGATATAGCAGAATTTCTTGCTGCTCTATAGTAACCTTTTCTTACTGTTGCGACGTAAAGAAAACCATTATTCTGCATCGACTGATTCTCGAACAATAACAGCATTCGCTTCTTCTTGTTGTAGGAGAATGACAGTATAAGCAGTAACTTCCATAATGTTCTTTGCTTTACGGATCTTGGACTTCAACTCGCGATTCTTTGAAGACTTAATTAGATCGATCTCGAATGCATCCAGTTTGGCAGCGAACAGTTGCTCTTGCTGCATACGAGTCTTGTCAACCTTCTGACGTTCAATGTTATGCTTGATATGTTGATTACGGTCATCAAACCGTTTCTTGGTATTAGCATCAATTTGCTCAATACTAAACTTCTTCATTAACTCATCAAAGTCACGGTTAGTTCCGTCGTTCATAATCGATGCAGTTGCTCGTTTACCCGTATCAGGATACACGAACTCTGCGATGACATGTTGTTTTTCTTTGTTCGCCCAGTAAGGATTTTCAATAGTGCGATTGGTAGTCATTCAAATCTCCAATAAAATAAATTTCAATATTATATATACGCCATTTTAATGCAAAAGTCAAGGTTTTTATGTGGTGCGAACCCAAAGTTTTATTGTCGATACAGTTTCTTTAGTTTCAATTACTGTTGCACCTGAGAAGTTTTGCGAGTATGTTCCGCTAAAGTTACTGGCATAATTTCCTGCGTAGTTTCTAGAACCTGAATAATAACCAGTGTAGTTACCCGTAAAGAATCCAGTGTAGTTACCTGTGTATGTTGCAGTTCCTGCGAAGAATCCAGTATAAAATCCTGTAAAGAACCCAGTGTAGTTACCTGTGTATGTTGCAGTTCCGAGATAGTTACCCGAGAAGAACCCAGTATAAGTGCCCGAATATGTTCCAGTGTAGGTTGCTGGACCAACATAGTTTCCTGTGAAGAATCCTAAGAAGTTCCCGAGATATGTTCCAGCATAGCTTGCAGCATAGTTTCTAGATCCTGAGAAGAACCCAGTATATGTTCCGAGGTAGTTACCTGCGTAGTTACCAGCATAGTTTCTCGATCCAGCATACGTTCCTAAGTAGTTACCGCTGAATGAACCAAGATAATTTCCTGTGAAGTTGCTCGCATAAGTTCCGAGGTAGTTGCCAGCAAAGTTACCGCCAACGAAACCACCGAAGAATAGTGTATATGTTCCGAGGTAGTTACCCGAGAAGTTACCTAGATATGTTCCAGAGAAGTTTCTTGAATATGTGCCAAGGTAGTTGCCTGCATAATTTCCAGCATAGTTTCTCGAACCAGAATATGTTCCTAGATAGTTACCGCTGAAGTTCCCAGCATAGTTACCAGCATAGTTTCTCGAACCAGCATAAAAACCAGTGTAGTTACCGCTGAAGTTTCTTGTATAATTTCCAGAATAACCAGCAGTCCCTACAAAGTTTCCAACATAATTTCCTGAGAACCCTTGTGAGTAAGTCCCAGAATAGTTTGCAGGTCCAACAAAGTTACCCGTAAAGTTGTTTGCGTATGCTCCAGAATATGCTCCGGAATAGGTCGCTGGTCCAACATAACCACCGCTGAAATTATTTGCAAAGTTACCCTGATATGTTCCAGCATAGTTTGCAGTATAGTTTCTTGACCCTGAGAAAGTACCGAGATAGTTGCCAGAGAAGTTACCCAAATAGTTCTGTGGAGTTACTTGCTCTCTGGTATCAGCAAACTCATTGCCCATTTCAACCCAAGTACCGCTTACTGGTGCTGAAGATTGAACCTTATATGTGCCGATTCCCGTGTCTATAATTCTGTTTCTGAAACTCGGAAGCATCTGTAGAATTTCCGAAGATGACATTTCTTTGACATCTTTGGTATCGATAAGTTTTAGCGGTTTAAGATTCGAGTCTGAGAGAGTAGTAGCAGCAGTTTTTTGCCATAGATATGTTACGGTGTTTCCACCGTTGGCAACGTCAGTCAATGTGTAACGAGCAACCCATGTTCCACCAGATGGTGCTGTTGGTTGAAGGCGATATTGTCCTGCAGCATATGTAGACTCAGTGATCATCGCATTGATTGCATAGTCTAGAATTTCGGTATCAATTTGACCGTCAGTCATTTCCTTGATACCATCGTCATATTTCAAGGGACGATTAGTAATATTTTCCGTCGCAGCGGCAGTAACCTGTTTGGCAGTATATGTTACAGTATCAACAGCACCAGTTGCTGGATGAGTTCCTGTCGCTTCTTGGCGATCAGTATCAACGAATGTTCCAATGGACGTACCAGATCCACTGTTGTTTGTTGTGATGTTAATTTCAGCAGTACCAGTACCATCCGAGTTTGCACCAAAAGAAACTGTCAGAGTTTGTGCAATATAATTCTTTACTTCATCGACAGACATCTGTTGTAGACCCTGCCAATTTACAGCAGAAACAGGTGTCGCCGAAGATTTATTTCTTAAAACCATGTTTTATGCCGTCCTTATCCACAATTTAACAGATGACACTGTTTCTTTAGTTGCTTGTATTGTTGCCCCAGAAAACGCTCCAGTAAAATTCCCCGAGAATGCACTGGAATAATTACCTGAATAATTTGCTGGTCCATTATATAGTCCTGCGTAATTTCTAGATCCAGAGTAGGTTCCCGAGAAGGTTCCGCCACCAGCATAGGTTCCAGAATAGGTTCTAGAACCAGAATACGGTGCAAGACCAGAATAACTACCTAGATAATTGCCAGAATACGTTCTAGATCCGGAGTAAGTTCCAGAGAAATTTCCACCGCCAGCATAAGTTCCTGAATAGGTTCTAGATCCAGAATATGATGCTGGTCCAGCAAAGTTTCCAGTTCCAAGATAGTTACCAGAATAGTTCTGTGGACCAACAAAATTACCAGTTCCTGCATAATTGCCCGAATAGTTTCTTGAACCACCATAGTTCTGTGGACCAGAATAGTTTACAGAACCAAGATAGTTACCAGCATAGTTTCTTGAACCAGAATAAGATACTGTCCCCGCAAAGTTTCCAGAACCTAAGTAGTTACCAGCATAGTTTCTCGAACCAGAATAGTTTATACCTGGACCTGAATAATTACCGAGATATCCAGCAATTGGAAAAGTTGGAGTATAATTTCTGGAACCTGAGTATCCAGGACCAGGACCAGCGAATTCTCCGCCTGAATAAAATTCGGGGAACCAACCGATACCTGGAATAAATTGTCTTGCCTGGAATCCTGGACCTGAGTAAAATCCTCCTGGACCCGAAAAGTACGGTGTCTGAAAATACGCAACTGTGTCGCCTGCAGTTACCCAAGTATATATTGTGTACGGTGTACCAGCATATCCAATTTGTCCAGAATATGGACCTCCTGAATAAAATTCTGCCATGAAGAATGCACTATAATTTGTGCCTGGACCTGCATAAAATCCTGCATAGTTTCTCGAACCAGCATAGACTCCAATATAAGTTGATGGTGGCGAAAGATAGTTGGCAGCATAGTTTCTAGATCCGGAATACGATATTGTTCCAGTAAAGTTTCCGGATCCAAGATAATTACCCGAATAGGTTCTAGATCCAGAGTAGTTTGCTGTTCCGGCAAAGTTTCCAGTTCCGAGGTAGTTTCCTTCATAGGTTCTAGAACCACTATAATTTTGCGGTCCAACAAAGTTTCCAGTTCCAGTGTAGGTTCCAGAATAGTTCTGCGGTCCAGCAAAGTTTCCAGTTCCTGCATAATTGCCCGAATAGTTTCTAGATCCAGAAAAGAATAAAGTTCCGCCGTAATTACCTACATAATTACCAGAATAGTTCCTAGAACCTCCATAATTTCCAGAGAAATTGGCAGACCCTAAGTAATTACCTGAATAGTTTCTAGAACCAGAAAAGAATAAAGTTCCGCCGTAATTTCCTGCATAGTTACCCGAATAGGTTCTAGAACCTGAGTAGTTTGCTGTACCGACATAATTCCCAGAAAAGTTACCAGTGAAATTTCCAGTAAAGTTTCCTGCATAGTTCTGTGGTGTTACTTGTTCACGAGTATCCGCGAATGTATTTCCTGTTTGAACCCAAGTACCGCCACTAGGCGCATCCGTTTGGATTTTATATGTTCCGATACCAGTTTCAATAATTCTATTTCTGAAGACTGGAAGCATCTGTTCAATTTCTGCTTCAGTCATCTGCTTGCAATTACCACCATTAAACACTTTTAGTGGCGTGAGATCCGCTGTTGGTGCTGAAGAAGCAACTGTTTTCTGCCACAGATATGTTACAGTGTTTCCACCTTGCGCTGTATCTGTTATTGTATACCGCGAAACCCAAGTTCCACCTGATGGTGCAGTTGCTTGGAGTTTGTATTGACCAGCAGTATATGATGATTCCGCGACCATCGCCTCGACGCAGAGATCCATTGTGCTATCAATGTCACCATCTGTCATTTCTTCTAGACGAGAATCCCATGCTAGTGGTCTGTTGGTAATATTTTCAGTTGCGGCAGCAGTAACCTGTTTAACAGTATATGTTGTCGTAGAAACTGCGCCAGTAGCAGGATGCGTTCCGATCGTTTCGTTTCTTGTCGTATCGACAAACGTACCGATCGAAGTTCCTGCGCCTGAGTTATTTGTTGTGATATTTAATTCTGCAGTACCAGTGCCATCTGTTACTGAAGCAAACTTTTCTGTAATAACATTGGCAATATAATTTTTTACCTCTGCATCGGTCATGGTCTGCAAACCGCTGATGTTTGCAGAAGTGATTGGGGATCCTGATGCCTTGACCTTTAGAGGATTCATTTTAGTTTAACCTGTTACCACTCGAGTCATAGACAATTAAATTAGTTACACGATACCAATCTACAGCATCTTGTGCAACCAATTCAACAGATGAATATGGTGATAGATTAACACCAACGTTGACAGTTCCACCGTCAATAACATCTGAGGTATTTGGATACACAACAATAGTAACTGCTGTGGTATTGATAATCTTGATGGTCAAACCTGCAGCAGCAGTAGGAAGTTTTACGCCCTGATTTGCTGTTGCTGTTGTGATCATGTTAAGAGTTTTTGTCAGCGCAGTCGCATCGCCTTGGGTAGTTCCTGCTGCTGAGACTGTACCTGCTACCGATTTGGTAAGAGATCCAGTAAGTGCTAAATCTGCAAAGGAAGGACTGGCACCTGATTGATACTTATCATCATTCAAATTTCTGAAGTTATCATCAACTTCAGTATTTGTCAGCGGAGTCCCCTTTACAGATCTAAGGGTAATTGTGCTCATGCTTTTTATCCTTATTTCTGTAGTATTTGTGTTAGTAAGTTTTTAATCTCAATCATTTCATTCTTAAGGTTATTTATATCGTCTCCATATGATTCGATTTGCTTCATATGTTGTTTACGAGACTTGTATGCCGCTAGAGCAGGCAGGTCATTCGAAAGTATTGCCTTCGAATGACCGTCACGTTCATACTTTGTAGTATCAGTTAGTTTAATTCTTGTCATGTTATACCTGTAGTGCGATTGCTCTTAGTTCTCTCACACGAGGAACGACAGAACTGTTTGACGATGTTAGAACAACTTTAACTGCAAAAGATTTATACCCACTAAAGGTAGCACCCCCCACTGTGTATTCTAAGACACCAGCGTTTTTATTTGCGGTAGGAATTGTGTACTCATACTCAACAAACCCAGATTTTGCTGCGCTGTCAAGAGGTGAATTAGTTAAAACCAATTCAATCCAGTCAAGATCATCAAAGTTTGATGCATCAGTTGCGTTTTGGAATCTACCATAAACTTGAACACCGCATCCAGTTGGGATCTTGTTGCTCAGATATACCTTCAAATCTTCTGCGTCTTGACCATCATCAAGAACTACGCGACGAGAGATATACTTCGACGCCGCAGAACCATTGTTTCCATCTTCATTTGTAGTGACATTGTTGATGTCATTAGCAATAGCAATAATCGAACACTTTCTAGTATCAATTACTGGAGAAACAGTTGATGTTTGAGTCATCAATCCTGCTCTCACCGTAAGCGATTTATCACCGTCGAGATCTGCTTGCTCGTTTGAGTATGAGTAAACTTGTGCCTCGTATGATAATTCATATTCTTGCCCGAAATTGATTCCTTCGAAGGATGCACCCCCCGCACTTGCACCAGTTGCAGTAGGAGCAACTGACCAAGAAATTGTTGCAGGAGTATGATCAATACAACCCATGTTAGTTTCAAGCACGTTTAACTGCTTGTTTTCAACTTCAGTAATTTCTGCGTATGTTGGACCACTGCCGACAACGTCACCAGCAGTAAACTTACCAGAAGTCACTAGTATCTTACCGACACTATAGAGCGAATCGTATTGCTTAATAAATCCTCTGTTAAGCGTAACAGTAACTGCTGCACTTGAACCAGAACCACTAGAAATCGTCAGGGTTGGATTACTCGTATAACCTGCTCCTGGTGCTACAACAACTACGTCTGTTACTGCCCCGCCAGAGATTGTGACGTCAACGACACCATTGGTTGTTGCACCACCGCCTGAGAGAGTATGCCTAATTGTTCCAGAAGTATATCCACTTCCTGGATTTGTGATATTGAATGAGAACCCATGAACAGTGTCACCTGCTTCAAAATTACCATCATAGAATGAATCGAATTTCAGGAAGTCTACATCCATGTTCTTCATTACCAAAGAACCAACCGTGTTGATTGCGAAGTCTGCGCGACGAAGGGTAAACTTAATATCTTCCTTCTGCCATGCTGTCCACGATCTGTTATTTGCAGAAGTAAACAGAACACCAATATGTGGTTGCTCAGAAATTCTGTTTTCAGTCCCTAGTTCGTTTTCACCAAGTTCCGAAACCCAGATATTGTAATCTGGATTGTTACCTGCAGGGAGAAGAACAAAGCAGTATTCTGTGTTATTTTGCAGGTATACTGGTGATGGGAATACGAAAGTAGTTGCTGCCGTAGCATTTTCACTGACACTAACAGCACCAGGATTTAGTGTTACTTCACCAAACGGAATTACCCTGTCACCTGGATAACCATTCACAACTTCACGGATCTGCAGAGTGATTGGTGCACTCGAAGACTTAGTTCTGAAGTAAATGTCAAGGTTAGTAACGTAACAACCAAATGGCATACCTTCAACATAGAAAGTTTGCGCAATAGGATCTCTACCACGAACTACAGGCGCACAAGGATTGACAGTGGCACATCCTGCAGGCGTGATTATTGTTTCAAAACTTCCTTCGGCAAGTCCGCCGAAACCACCAAGACCACTAATTTGGAATTCCTGTTCTTCCCAGCAGGTTGTTACTGGTTCACATGGATTTGGTGTCGGTGCCTCTGGTTCGAAGATCTCGACAGGAGGAAGCACTGGTGGTTGTGGCGGTGGCGGCGGATCCGTAACTCCTGGTGGCGGAGGCGGAGGTGGCGGCGGCGGCGGCGGAAGAACAATTGGACCGCGATCAATAATTACTGGATCTTGAGTAATATTTGTAACGTTGGTATTATTGATATTTGTTACGTTGGTAACAGTGTTATCGATGTTTGTGATATTGTTGACTGTAGTAAACGTATTATTTACTGTTGTTTGAACAACACCAACTGTTCTATCAGCAATTCTGTTTTCCGCTCTTTGAGTTTCAAATACTGATCTGGAATCAGATGTTGTATTCAATTCTATATTAGCAACTCTGGTCGAAATAACTGTGTCTTGGACATTTTGTGATAGTCCATTCGCAGACCAAGTTTTAGTCGATGAAGTGGTTATGAACGCATCACGATTGAATTGATCATCGCACAGACGGAAGTTCTTATCACCTGTTCTAAAGGTTCCTGCTGGAATTCTAAATTGACCAACACAGACACCTTGAGCATTGGTGATCAGTGGATCTCCGTAATTACCATCAGCATATGATGAAAATGCAGCAGGATCTGTTGGTTTGATATCAGTAGCAGGATCAAAATCTAATGGACGACAGTGCTCATAAACACCAACACCATCAAAGAATGGATATACTCTGGTGTTAGGTTTCAATCTTTGTGCGATGAATGTGATAGACACCGAACGCATGAACGGAATGATCGAAGTATTAGTTACTCGAGCACCAGTTCGTTGAGTCTGTGTTTCTGGGGTTACTGAAAGCGAAACACCCTGACGAGTTTGACGCTGTTCAATTGTCGTTGTAACAACTTGTGTCTGTTGCTGCAAGAACGTATCACCACGTAGTGTAGTATTACCTGCTACAGTTTCTGATGACTGTCCAACTGCAGTTCTTCCAGTTACAACGTCTTGCCAGTCACCCCATTGAGTTCCCCAAGCATCTGTCATGGTTTCCCATGCATCATAGTTTCCGTCGAAGTTTACGCTAACATCTGGTTGTTGTGCGGTATCCGTCCAGTTATCAACTGGTGGATCTAGTTCCATATTTCCGATGTAATTGAATAGTAATTCGCCGACGCAATTTCTTGGTTTTGAGGCAGAAGGGTTGGATGTCATTTCAATATTGACATACGGGAGAGTGATTAGATCGCCTGTTTTATAGACATTAGTTGAATTCGCATAATCAAACGCAAGGTCAATATTTTCTAGATAGAAGAAAGGGCGCATCTCTTTCTTCGATGGATCGATAGAGATATGATATGCAGAATCAAAAACGTTACCTACGTTATGACCAGTAAAAGCATCAACAAGAATACCATTCTTAAATCTGTCAAGACCTGCACCGTCAGTAATCGAAAGATCGCTTGCTGCCTTTTCAAGCAACGAAAGAGAAGTATAGTATTCAAGACGATTGATACGCTGCTCTAGGACACCAATATCGCGCATAGTATATCGACGATTGTCGATGGTGCGGAATGATACACCATAGTCTGGGCGATTTACGCTCTTAGCGACATTCGGAGCAAGTGATGGATACGGAGGAATGTTGATGATTGCCAGCGACATCGCATTTTCAGGTTCTGCTGGTGTCAACGGTGTGAGCGAAGGAGTTCCGTAGATAGAACTGAAGATACCCTCAGAGTCGATAATCAGTCTGTCGGTTCTACCAAGATAATACTCAAGATCCGTTGTGAATTGTTCAGTAGGGACAGGGTTTGTGATACCAATCGATGGCGCCGAAATAGAAGTGCCTTCAGTTGGATTTGTTGTAGCACTACCAACCGCTGTAGCATTTGATGCTGTATCAACTAATCGAACACGGAAATCTAGTGTGTCGCGAAGATCGAACGATTCGCCAGTTGTTGGCGATACGTAAATAGGAATATCCTGGGTTTTAATTGTCGCAGCATCAACACCAGTATCATCAATCGGATATGAATCCACTGTGAAGAAAGTTCCATCTGCAGCGGCACCATCGTGAGTGTAGTAATCTAACTTGACAACAAGTTTTTTATTCACGAGAGATGGAGCAGATGGTTTCTTGATGATTTTAGCGTTACGATATTCATTGTCACGTTGACCAGTATCAAGAGTGAACGAAGAAGCAATATCCGTTGCATTATTCGCGGCTATCGCAATTGCGATGTCAGCATCGAGAGTAGTGTGCGCGAACGTGTAAATATTCTTAATTCTATAGACATCTGAGAGACCAAGCGAATACGTACCACCACTTGTTGATGGGTGAGTATTTGTGTTGATGACTACATAACGGTCTTCACGAAGAATCTTTTCGATAGGGTTTGCATTTGCAGTTTGAACGTTTACATAGAGTTTTACTGCCTTTGACCCAGCAACAAGAACACCTGGAATATCGATTGTGATGGTTTGAGAGTTGGGTTTTGTAAATCCTGCAGAAGAAAGATCGACCACTATACCTGCAGGAAGAGGAACATCTACTGTATCATCGATTGCAGCATCTACCTTCATCACCATAGTAAAGTTGTTTTTGATGATTGTTGAGGTAAACGAATCATATGGGAAGGTTTCACCACCGCTTAGTGTGATTGTAACTTGCCCCGAGGCATTAAGCTCCCCGTCAAATTCTTTGGTATAGATAAATGAGTTGTCAAATACATCATTCGGCGCAATGGTTTTTGTTGCTCTTGATGGAAATCTGAATAGAGATCTATTGAAACTGGTTTCTTGGAGAACCGCATTTCCATTTGTGTCAAGAACAATATCAGCATGACCATCGGCAGTTGCATCGTTGTAGTAAATACCCTTAACGTCTTTAAAATCACCACTTGACATTTGAATGTCATAGAGATATAATCTATACTGTGCTGCTGCAGTTCCAGGAGTTCCTGATTCGTAAACAATTTGCCTTATGCGAGCAGTACCAACTTCTGATCCTGGAGCAGATGCAGCAGAGAATGTTCCATCACTGATAGCACTTTGCGCTGTGCCACGGAGACTTACACGATCACCGCCGTTAAGATCCCACAGACCGCAGAATTCATCGACCAGAATATAGTTACCATAAGCAGTGCTAATTGGTGCTTCTTGCACCGAAACAGTTGTGTTTCCTTTTGGAACAACAACGTATTCTGTTTGGAAAGTCTCGTGTTCGAACCCACGAACATATGCTTTACCTGCTTCGAGACCAACTGCGAGTAGATCTTTACTGCCGCCACGTTCTGGATCGTCTTCGTTTAACAGACGCAACCCATTATTACCATCTACGTTGAGATGTTCTTTGATCAAAACAGGGAATTGTCTTACTGCATAGTTACCCGATTCATCATACGTGCGCCTTGCCATGTTCTTGCCAAGTTCGCCGTAGATATTTGTGGTATATGTTCTTTGAATTTCACCGTTGATAATATCAACCAATTGGTTAAACGTAGAAGGAATTGTGTCAGTTGGTTCATATGCAACAAGTGCAGTTAAAACTTGGTATCTGTCTGCACCAGGAGCAGCAAAGTTGAAGGATCCTTCTGCAGGATCCTGAAGATATTGATCATCTTCCGAAGAAACAGTATTTTCCACAATCTGGAATCCAACTTTTACAGTTGGTAGGTTGGAATATTTAGAAAGTATGATTGTTTGCGCTGCATGGGTTATGAATTTCCCGTCAATAAACAAAATACCATCATCAACAGTAAGCGCACAACCAAGACCCCAGTAACTGTTAGTTGGTTCTGCTTCGTCGTATGTGTCATCTACGACAAATGTGTCCCCATCTCTACCTGCCACTGCAGAATCTACTGTGAGAGTTTCACCACCAGCAAAGTGGACTGCGGTAGATTCGCCATCACCGCCAGTATAACGAAGATAAATTGTTTTTAAATTTGGTTGTTCTGCCTCAGTACCAGTTGCTACATCTAGGATTACTGCAGTAATTCCTGTTGTTCCGCCTGTTACAGTGTCACCAATATAGTCTGCTAGTGTAGTATTATCAGCGCCTGTGTCTGCGATTTTAACAAATGCTCTGTCAGAATCAAGTTTAAACTCGCATCCTTGAACGACTGAACCATTCTTGAAAATGTGGTCACCGAATCTGCCAATCTGATCTTGCAGAATGGTCTGCAGAGCAGTGAGTTCTCTTGCCTGGACTGCATATCCAGGTCTAAAGAGAATTCTATTGTAGTTATTTACAATCGCACCATTCAATGGATCATAAGAATCATCATAATACGGTGAGACATTTAAATTCAGTGCCATGTTTTATTTCTCTCTTAAAACTTTAAAATTGCTCTAATTTTTTCTACTTGGTCTTGTTGGCGTACGATAAATTCTCTATTATCCAGATAGATAATTTCACCAGTTGTATTATCTATTTCTGGTTCTGCTAGTGCTTCTATATCCTCAGGTACATCAGTATTTATTGCCAAATTTGGGATCGATTGCGTGGTATTAGTTAATACGCTTGATGTAGTAATAATAGGAATTATCGGTAAGAGATAGATACTTTCATCTATACCATCATTATCGGCATCAACTTTTTGTATTACAATAAACTTACCACCACTATCAGTTGTTATCACATCATCCAAAGCATAGTTCTGTGGATCTAAAACTTGAATTACAAAGCAACATGTTCCTGTAGATAATTGGAAATTATTGTTACTATCAAAAACTAATGGATTTTTGATTACTCCGATTTGTCGAAAGTCATTATTCAAAAACAAATCTGCGTTATCATTAACAAGGTTTACTGAGAATCCAACATTAGTCGCAAACAATTCTTTCTGGGCATTTGCACCATGCCCTGCCCTCGGTGAGATGACCGCAATAATTTCTGCGCCAGATCCTTCGACACCAGTAATGGTAACATCTGCGAATGTATACCCCGATCCTCGGTTAGTTATTGTTACTGAGAGAATAGAACCATCTTCACCATCAATATCCAAAATTGCTTCTGCGCCAGATCCATCACCAATAATTGATACTGTTGCATCTCCATCAACATAATCGATGCCGCCAGAAATAATTTCTAATCTGTCTACAGTTCCTGGAATTGCTGCATTCTCAACATCTTCTTGGGCAGTTCCAGATTCTGCGAACCCCAACTGAACATTTGCTGCAGCACCAGAACCACCACCACCAGAGAATGTGATATACGCAAAACTATATCCAGATCCAGAGTTAGTAAGAGATATGTTAGTAACTTCACCGCCTGATACAGAAGCAGTAGCGCTTGCGCCTATACCATCGCCATTAATGTTAACAGTCGGTGCAGTTTCATATGAAGACCCAGTATTGGTGAGAGTGATAGTATCGATTTCACCATTAACATCGAATTCAGGATCACCAGATCCTGCAATTTTTCTTACTGGAATGTATTCAGGTGTCAAGAATTTAATTTTATCTGATGCCTCGACCTTAAACATAAACTTCCAAATATAACCATCAGCAGTTTCGATTGCTGACGTTGAAGTCCCTAACGGTTTTATCGTGCTATCAGCACCATTGTTATTGGAAATACATTTATAGACATGATCATCATCAGTCAAAACATAAAACTGCGAATCTTTCAGCGAAAGAGCGCCACTGTTTGCAGCATATGCGTCACCATTAGCATCTAGTTCGCCATATTTGTCATCATACTGATCATATACTGTTCCTGATGCCCAATTAATTCTAGGAATCATGAGAACTGTATCGCTTTTCTCAATGCGCTTTACGAACAGCATGTTTCTGCTTGACGTGTTAGCATAGCGTGAAGAATCAACTGGTAATTCAGGTGATTCTTCGTCATCCCACTCAGTTGTTCTGCCTACAAAGAAATAGAAGAAATCGTTCTCGTTGGTAATATCACGATAAAGACTTCTTGCTATTTCTGTGCGACCTGCTGATCGTAAAAGAAGTGCCATTTTATATTACGAGATCGTAACCGTCCAAGTGATTGTCATGCTGTCTGACGCACCCTTGTTAATAACAGCGAATTCAGTGCGGCAAAGCATTGTGCCTGATGAAGAAGCATTGAAGATACCTGCTTCAGTAACAGCACCAGTACCTACGCCTGCGCCAAAGGTTGCGACATATTCAATTGCGTTTGCAGTGACTGTTGTTGACGTGAGCGAAACACGCGAACCAAGTTGTGTTTCGAGTTGGGTGTCGCCTGCTGCTGGGTTTGTTGTACCTTCGCCGACTGCCATGTGTGTCATCGCAGCAAGAGTGGTGTCCTTCATGCGCGAAGCAATATAAGCAAGACCTGTGTTTACAACAAGGTTAGGAACAGTTACATTTTGTGTAACATTTCCTGCTTCATCACGAAGAACGATGTTTAGTTCGCCCTTAGTACCTTTTACGTTTTCGATTAGTTTCATTTGATTTACCTTCTTCTTAGTTAAAGTATGTTACTTGACCAACATAGTCCGAACCGAAGTCACCATCAACATAGTCTTGTGTGTTCACAATACCATCTTCAGTGACTGTTACTGTTTCGAATAGTCCTTTAAGTGTATTTATAAGCGATTGTTCAGTAGCAGCAATAGAATCTATCGTCGCAGAGTCATTCGCAACAATTAATAATTCAGTCGCACCTGCATTGTCAGTTTTAACCAGATACGGAATTATACCAATTGTATCAGTTGACGTAACAGAATCAGTCAAATATTTATATAGATGATTGGTTGAAGTTTCAGTTGCATTCGCTTCATCTACGTCAAACTCTCCAATATTGCCTGATGGACGTTCTATACCAGCAGCGGTATATTCATGTGTGATCACAGATTCTGTAAACGTTCTATAATACTCTACCGTTCTGGCGAATGTATCTGAATTGGTTGCCGTATCTGTCAGAGGTTTACTCATCACAAACGCTTGTGATTCTGTGGTTGTTGCCGCTTCGGCAAGAACTTTTCCAAAATCAAATTCAGTAGTATCTGCTGAAACATAATTTTCATCAAAGAAATCTTCAGCGTATGGATCTTGGAGGAAAATTGTTTCTTGTAGAACCTTACCAAAATCAGTAATTGCATTTTCGGCAGTAATTGTTGTTTCGTTTACTTCTCTGACATATTGAACAACACGATCAAACACATCC